CCATTGAAATGCTCCAGAAAACGCACCTTGAGTTGTCCCAACAGCAGGAACTACTGTTGTTAAGTCAATCTCTGATACATTTACGCCTGGACTTAGTTGAAAGGCCATGTTTTGTCTCCTTTAAAATTCTTAGTCTGGCTTAAAATTCCAATTACTGTTTATTTATAGTTTTACAAATTTGAGGAAAGATAGCGACTTTTTACGCTACTCCATAAATCACCATCCTCAACTCTCATCTCTTCATAATCATTTACACCCTGATATCCATCTATGATACCAAAAGGTGTCATGGAGTCTTCAATTAGGGAGTTTTGCTCTTCTAGAATGTGCTGTCTAATGTCTGTATTTGTAGTTTCTTTGAAAAATTTCTGTGCAACTAGCCAAGCAAAAAGCACAAGCGTCATTGCTAAGTCATCATTATTACCTTCTTCAGCGGCATAACTATCTTTAACACGCACAAATGTGTTAAGTTCTGCAATAGTATCGAAGTCATAAATCAGAAATTTATTGTTCTCAACAATTGCTTTTAAGTTAGCGCATCCAATCTTCTTAACTGCTGATGTTGTTCTCAATCCAAAAGAGACTGATTTTTTATATCCAGCAGAAATCGACTGACCTTTGATAGAGTGATGTTCTAACTTAAAGATATTTTCATACTCTAAATCATTATGTAGTATATCCACAACTTGTTGGCCGTTGTCGTTGATTTCAACAAGCACAAATGCTTCATTATAATACTTTGCTACCCTATAAATTAATGTAGGAAATGTTAACGGTGAAATTGTATTGCTTCTGTATTTGGCAACTTGTCTGTAAGGAACAGTAGTTACATCGACAACTGAGAATGCTGAATAATCTAAACCTAAACCTCTCGAAACATCGACTGTCATTGTATACATGTTTTTAACTTTTGGTTTACCTGTCTCTTCATCAAAATGTTCAGTGATAGGTCTTTCATAGATTGATAAACCATTCTCTTCTTCAAGTGGATTCTTGAATGCTAACTCACGAAGTTTTATACCAGAGATTAATGTTGCCGAAGAACCAATGAATTCTGTCTCAAACTCTTGTCTGAATTGTTCTTCAGAAGTGTTTCGTATTGTCTCTTCTTTCCAAGCATCATCACGACCTGGAACCATTGACCAATGCACTTCAAGTGGTTTGTATGTTGAACGACCTTCTGTCGCATCAACCCACATCTTATAGAATTGATTCAGACCATTAGGTGTCGATACAATAATAACCTTTGTTGTTTTACCTGATGAAATAACTGGATATGTCGATGTGAAGAAGTCTTGTGCCATGTTGTGTTGAACGAAGGCAAACTCATCTAGAAAAACTAGATTGTAAGTACCACCACGAACACCAGATGCAGAAGTAGCGTATGCCCAAATAACAGAACCATTTTCAAGTTCGATATTACCTTTGTTCCAAACCTTGATACCTTGTTGCAACCATAGAGGTAAATATTCATATGCGTATTGAAGTCGACCTAAAATTTCACGAGCCAAGGCGCCTTTGTTTGCAAGAATTGCAATCTTATAATCAATGTTGAATAGTACAGTCCATAGCATGTAACCAACTGTCGTGGTTGTCTTACCAACCTGACGAGGCATCTTTGCAATACAGAAACGATTGTTGTGAAATGTATCAACCATCTCTTCTTGAAATGGCCACATGTCAAATGGGACAAGACCTTTGTCCACATTGACAATCTTCACATATGTTTTGATGAAGTAAATTGGGTCTTCAGAACACTTTACAATCTCTGCAACTTGTTCTTCGGTGTAGGATATTTCTACACCTAACCTTTTTAGACTCGCATTACCATTATAACCACCACCATTATCGCTCATTTATTATTCTTCAAAAACTTTACTAGTTCTGTTGTTGAACCAACAAAAACTGCTTTGTCAACATTCACATTTCCGCTTTGTTTTTTATCGTCAGACCCTTGTAAATCTTTCTTGCGCTTTTGCAATTCAAGCAAGTCTTTATTTAAGTCAGATAAATTTTTGATGAATGTTGCGGCAACTTCATATGCTCTTGGTTGTTCAGATTCGTTTGCTACCAACAAAAGATTGTCAAAGGCAACACCACCTTTATTGATTAATTTTTTGATGTTCTGTCTGGCAAACTCAACATCATCTTCAATGGTTGAATCTTTTATTTCGACAACGGCAGTCTCTTTGACCTCAATTACATTTGTTGGTGTTATTGGGTCTATGTCGAATATGTCTGATAAGTTTTTATCTATGCTTTTCATAATGTATCAGGATATTCTTTTGACTGAATGGTATAGCCAAAATCATCATTTGTGTCAGCAGTGACAGGGCTTTGAGTAATCTTTGTGTTTGCTATCAATAATGGTGTAGTCTCTACAGTAGAAACGAGATATCTTGCATTTGAATCTGCACCAATAACAATATCGTTTGCAGACAATACACCAGTCATTGAAGTTGCAATGAGAGTGTTTGAATTTGGTCTCCAGTACAATACTGTGCCAAGAACATCTCTTCTGTTTTCAACATTGATAGTCTCACCTTCAAGATATGTTCCGTTTCCTGTGTTTGCAGTATTCTGCATAACCACAGTTTGAATTGCTTTGTTATTGGTATCGTAGAACAAGTTTGTTGTAGAACCACCAGTGATAATGTTCGCACCGTTTGCAACAATACCACTATCGATACCAATAATGATAGCACTGTTAGCAACAGGACCAAACAGATATCCTTTGACAGTGAATGTCAAATCCCATGTAATGATTCTTTGTGAATCTAAACCACCTTCATATTCTATGTTCTGTGAAACACTATTGAGAACAATAGGAATGTCTTTGATGATATTCAGTGATGGAACTAGATTAGCAGTGACTGTATAGTCTGGAACAAAATATGGTAGAATTTGTTCAACAAGTTGAGTACCATCTTCAATGTTGCGAACAAAAATGCTTAGAGTGAAATCAAAGTTATATGGTGCACCAACATACTGAGACTTGACTGTTCTTTTGACTGTTGTGTCAGCGGCCGCAATCTTAATAGATGATTGTTGCTTACGGCTAGAATCATATGAAATGTTTGTCATTTCAAAATTAAGTCTAGGTAAACTTATAGCGACAGACTTTGTTAGAGTAGGGTCTTGCTGTAATCTTGTAATGAATTTTTCTTTGGCACCATATGCAAGAGGCACTTTAATAACTTCTCTTGTAGTGCCATCATTAGCATATCTTTTGATAGACAAATTATTAAACATCGTACCAAAAATTACGACATATTTTCGAAAGCTACGATTGTAAAAATGAGTACCAAACATTACGGTTCACCAAATGGATTGTTTTCAGAGAAGTCGATGATATTATCACCCTCTGTTTGAACAATTTTATTATCTGCAATATCTTCAAATGAGAAGTCAAGGTCTTGTGCTTTTGATTCACCACTTGTTGAAAGTATCCAAGATGCATTACTTGTGGCACCTTTAATGGCTTGTAAACTTGTGAATGTTCCATTAATCTTAATGACTTCAAGTTTTCTTGTTGTCGAATTAAACGAAGTGCATTCAGCAAAAGCGGTTGCTGTAGCAACATTGCTACCTTGATATACTGTCTCATTATTTGCTACATCGAAGTTTCCACTACCTCCAGCATTAACTGTCAATGTCGTTACTGTATAGTTGTGTCTAATTTGTTCATCAACTTCTTCAACACCAGTTTCAATAATTTCACTTGAGAATACGAACTGTCGAAGTTTCAATGAATACAAATATACATTGTTGTCACGCCCACGACCCAATGGATAGAACATTGCAGGAGTGTTCTCATGCTCAACATGGGCAATCTCAAAGAAGTTTTGTACAAGAGGAATGTAAATTAAGTCGCCTTCTTGCGCTCTAAACAATCCAGGAACACTTGCTTTAAATCTACGGCGAGAAACAAGCATTGTCATCTCATCACGAATGTCAAGACCAAACTTAGAAATGAAATCGCCTTCACCTTCCATACCAGATACATTGTTGATGTACATCTCAATTGGGTATGCTGTGACATATTTCTTCAGTTGGTCTTCACCATACAACTTATCAATACTTGAATTGTCTGTAGTTCTTGGCAAATAGTAAACATCTATACCATAAATTTTCATAGCCTCAATCATCAAATCCTCAACGAGCAACTGCTCATTGGTTACTTGATTAACCGGAAAATTATTGAAATATAGATTCGTTGCCATTATTAACCAACTAAAATATCTGGCGGCAATACATTCAGACTTTGAATATCTTCTTCAATCTTTTGAATTTCAACAACAGCCTCATCGTAAATTGCTTGTCCATTCAACATCACACCACCTGGCATTTGAATACCTGCAAATTTTTTAAGGTTATTACCCCATTGTTTTTTAATCAATGCGATAGTGTATCTCTTTAAGAATCTATCATTCCAAACATCTGAGATACCTGATTTTGAAATTGTTTGTCCAGTTGCTGTACTAGTGAAAGCACTATAAACATTCAATGAAGTTGATGAATTAATTTCAATGATTGTTTGAGTTTGACTGCCAACTGTGATATCATCACCAATAAAAAAATCATTGTAGAAGTTTGTTCCAGTGCCAGTTACTACAACCGAAGCATTTGCAACATTGGCTGTTCCGGATGCGGTAAATGTATCAGGGTCTAATTTACGATAACATTCAACAACTACCCAATCAGTTTCTTTTATGCTATTATTCCAATCAATATCAAGAAACAATTTGTTAAGATGGCGATTGAAACGATATTGTGGTTTACCAGAGAACAGCAAATTCAATGTTGCGATATGTTGCATTGTGATTGTATATGGAACATACGACACTGAAGTGAAGTCGTACAGGTCATGCAATCTCAATTGATAGCGCAAATCGAACATGTTGATTGATGAATTTGAATCATCAAATGGAAACACATTTACAACACCAATCACTGCATCAGGAACATAAATCCATTTTCTTGCAATATCGTCTGTTGTAATTCTGTGTTTCATGTAAATCTTCTCAACACCATCGAAGTGATAGTCTTGAAAGAATTGTAATGCTTCATCTATTCTATCTTCTAATTGGTCATCATCGACATTGATATCGATAACAGGAAAACCCAACTCACGAAGACAGTAGGTTTTAAAAGTGGATCTTGTTGTTGGTTTAGCCATAGTAGTATATTTATCCTAGTGCAATTGCAAGTGCCAATATATCACCAACTGTAGCGCCAGCAGAAGCCGCAGTCGTTTGTCTTGTGTTATCGGGGAATATAATGCCGTCTGCTGTCACATTACCTTTAACACCAATACCACCAGCAACAATTATTGCACCAGT